GTATGTTAAAGAGTTTAATATATTGGTATGAAGTAAAAGATGAAAATATTGAGAAAGCTAATCATGGAATAGGAATAATTCCTTATATTTATGATACAGCAAGACAGTATTATTATAATTTATACTTAATTAAGTTATCTAATGAAGATAGAAACATTAATGATTTTCAACAGAAAGAAAAGATTGTAGAAATTTTTTCGCCTGAAATACAGCGTAAAAAAATAAGATTATTCGATTTGGACGAGGTGGAAGATGGGGAAAAGTAAGTACGTGGATATTCCTGCTATTATTCAAGTTATAGGAGGAATTTACAATAACCCTAATTTACTTGAAGCAGTAGATAAATACAGTTTTTGTGAAGCAGATTTCACAGAAGAATTACATAAAATAATTTTTGGTTCAATTTATAATCTTTATAATTTAGGTGCAAAAGAAATAACTCCTAATACAATTGAAGATTATTTAAATCAAAGACCAAAGAAATTAGCAATTTATAAAGCTAATAAAGGTGCAGAATATTTATTAAAAATTAGTGAAGAAACGCAGATTTCTGCTTTTGATTATTATTACAAAAGAATGAAGAAAATGACACTCTTAAGAATGTATAATCAAGTCGCGGGAATGGACCTCTCATGGCTCTATGATGTTGATAACATTATGGATACCAAAAAAAGACAGGCTCAAGAAGAATGGTTAGATAATACTTCTCTTGAAGAAATTGCAGATTTGATTGATAATAAAATTTCGGGAATCAAAATGCAATATGTTGATAACTATGAAGATCAAGCTTCTCAGGCTGGAGAAAATGTATTAGAATTACTTGAATCATTTAAAAAGACTCCTGAATATGGATACCCAATGTTCGGTCCTTTAGTCAATACTGTCACTAGAGGCGCGAGGCTCAAGAAATTTTATCTTAGGTCGGCTCCCGCGGGAACTGGTAAGACAAGGATGATGATAGCTGACGCTTGTAATTTTGCTTGTGATGAATTATATGATTATAAAGAAAAGCAATGGGTTCAAAATGGAACTAAAGAGCCAACTTTATTTATAACAACAGAACAAGAGATAAGTGAAATTCAAACTATGATGATTGCTTTTATCTCTGACGTTGATGAAGAGCATATTCTAACTGGTGAATATTATGATGGAGAATGGGAAAGAGTATCTAAAGCTGCTAGAATATTAGCTAATTCTCCTATTTATATCCAAGAATTGCATGACTTTTCTATGCAAGATATAGAAAATACTTTGAAACGCGGAATTCGAGAGTATGGAGTTAAATATCTCGTTTTAGACTATATTCATACGAGTATGAAAATACTTTCAGAGATTTCTTCTAAGTCGCAGGTAAGTGGGCTCCGCGAGGATAATATTCTTTTTTTAATTGGAGTTAAATTAAAAGACTTAGCAAATGAATATGGAGTGTTCATTCTCTCTAGTACTCAGCTCAATGGGTCATGGAAAGAGGAAAAGATTCCTGACCAGAATATGTTAAGAGGAGCCAAAAGTTTAGGTGATAAGATTGACGTAGGTATGATTATGTTGAGAACCACTTCGGAAGATATCGAAGCTTTAGATTCTATTTTAAGTAAGAAAACTTTTGAGATGCCCGACACTAAGATTTCTGTATATAAAAATAGACGTGGTAAATATAGCAGTATATTTTTATGGTGCAAAAGCAATAAAGGAACTTGTAAAATTATTCCATTGTTTGCTACTGATTATAATTATGGTTTTATAGAAATGGAAGATACAAAAATTAAAATTAAGCCAAAGACAGAAGCTTCTGCCTTTTAAAGGAAAATAAATGTATAATTTAAATGAAATAAAAGAATCATTAACTAATAATCAAATATTTGACTTATTAGAATATTTAGACGCGGCGCCCATCCTCAAGGAAACCTGTATTATAGCTCGCACTATCTGTCATGGTGGTTCGAGCCATAAGCTCTATTACTTCTTTAACACAAAACTTTTTAGATGTTTTACTAATTGTCCTGATTCTGATGCATTTGACATCTTTCAACTTATAATAAAAGTTAAGAAACAAGAAGGCATAGATTTTTCATTACCGCAAGCTATTAGTTATGTTATTAGTTATTTTAATTTATCTTTTGAATTTGAGTCAGAAGATAATAAAAATGAATTAGAAGATTGGAAAATACTTAATAATTATGAAAAGATAAATAATATTGAAAATAAAAAACAAATAGTTGAATTAAAGATTTATGATGATGACATTTTAAATCACTTGCCGCATCCTAGAATTATCCCTTGGGAGCGTGAGGGCATCCTTCCGCAAGAGATAAATAGAAGAGGAGTAGCATATGACCCAATAAATGAAGGAATCGTAATCCCGCACTATGATGTTAATAATAATCTTATCGGTATTAGAGAGCGAACTTTAGTTAAAGAAGAAGAATCTTATGGTAAATATAGACCAATGAAACTTAATGGTATAATGTATAATCATCCTCTTTCTTTTGCTTTATATAATCTAAATTGGTCAAAAGAGAATATAGCTCGAATGGGTAAGGCTATGGTATTTGAGGGTAAGAGATAGTCTCGCCCTAGTCTGCTTTTCCTAGTGACTGCTAGGGGTATATACACATTAAATAAATAATGTATATGCTAACGGAGAAGTCTAAAAATTTTAATAAAATTTATGATAATTCCGTGGGAATTTTTGTTTAAACAATAAATAACTTTTTTCATATATGATATGATGAAAAAAGGAGGTCATTTAAATATGACAACAAATTTAATTTATGCTTATAAAAAGAAAAGCTCTAATAAAATTGTATATGTAGGGCAAACTTGTGATTTAAATTATCGTAATAAACAACATATTAAATATGATCCATTTAATATAAATAATCCTGAATATGAATATCCATTAAGTCGAGGGATTAGAAAATATGGAGAGGATGAATATGAATTGATTATTCTTGAAGATAATTTACAAAAAGAACAATTAAATGAAAGAGAAAAATATTGGATTTCTTTCTATGACACTTATTTTAATGGATATAATCAAACTATAGGTGGTTCAAATCCAACTCAGCCTATATTTGATGAAAAAAGTATAGATAGAGTTATAGAAATGTTACAAGATGAAAGCTATTCCTATAAAGATATTATTGAAAAAACAGGAATCTCTATGACGCATATTTATAACATAAATACTGGACAAAGACGTAGAAGAGATAATTTAGAATATCCTATTAGAAAATCTAATATTAAAGGAACTAAAGGTTTAAAATTTTCTCCTGAAGAATGTCAAAAAATTCATGAAGAAATTTTAAAAAATGATAAAACTATAGTTCAAATAGCAGAAGAATTTAATTGTTCAAAAAGAGTTATAAGTGATATAAATAATGGCAAAACTAAAGCTTATAAATTAGAAGGGTATATATATCCATTAAGGAATAGCCATCAAGTAAGTAAAAAAATTTATTGGGAAAACAAATAAGCCTGTATCGACTATCCCGAAAAAGGGAGTACATTTATTATTAGTACATAAATGGAAACAGCAGCTATTATATTTTATAATAGGAAGATATAGTCAGTACCATTAGAAATAATGGAATAATATGGAGAAGTCATGTTTCTTATATTCTAGCTATTTTGGAGATGAAAACGACATCTCAGTAGCTTGTTGTGGCAGTTCTTTAATTACTTATCAAGTGAAGCTTCTTTTGTCTTTAGGCGTAAAAGAAATTATTATTTGCTTTGACCGCCAGTTTAGATATAAAGGTGATGAAGAGTTTAAGCGATGGGTAAAGAAGCTTACTGATATTCATAAAAAGTATAGTCCATACGTTCAGATTTCTTTTGTTTTTGATAAACATGGTGATAAGCTTGGATATAAAATGAGTCCTATAGATAATGGAAAAGATGTATTCTTAGAATTATTTAAAGAAAGGATTATATTATAATGGAAATAGATGAAAATACTAAGGTTTGGTTAAACATTCTTCTTAAATTACAAGAATATGGAGATTTAGACCCTTATTTAATAATGAAGTTACTTTGTAGAGTTGGAGATACTGTATATAGAATTTTTGATAATGAAGAAATTATTCCAA